AAGCGATTCAACTTATCATTAAGGAAGAAGTGAAGAAGGAAGTGGCTAAACGTGAAAAGTCCCTTCGTGAATCTATCCTTAAAGAGATGAAACAATCACAACCAAAAGTTGTTGAAAGAGACCCGCTTGATGTAGACCACATCTTTGAGACTTCCCATACAAATAACCAATCGTTTACTGGTAATTCTATGTTGAACGATATGTTAAATGAAACCGCTCAAGGTGGTGAGTGGAGAAGTATTAATGGGCCTGGTGGTGTATTTAATGCATCTCAAGCACAAGGTTGGGGTGGTGGATTAAACACACAACAATCAACATTCCAAACAGCAGAAGGTGGTCAAGTATCAGCACAACAACTTCAACAAACTGAAGCTGGTAAAGCAGTTGTAAACGCAGTTACACGAGATTATTCTCAACTAATGAAAGCGATTGATAAGAAGAAGGGTAAATAATGCCAACTCGTAAAGAATATAAGATAAACCCATTAGACCTTAAACGGAATAAGGCAATTGGAGTTCAACTACCACTGGGTGGTGAGCCTTTATTTAAGTTATCTTATACTACCGAAGAGCAGGCAATATCAAACCTAAAAAACTTATTATTAACTCGTAAAGGTGAACGACCATTTCAACCATTATTTGGTTCTGATATATATTCATTACTATTTGAACAAATATCTGAAAATATAAACAACGAGTTGGAAGATTCATTAAGAAATGATATTAAATTTTGGTTACCCTATATAATTGTAGATGATGTAAATGTAGATTCTAAAGAAGACTTGAATAGAGTAGATATATCACTTAGAGTTAGAGTAACTGAAACTGGAGCAAATACACAAATAACAATATTCGTAACTGAACAAGGTAACGTATCTATTGTCTGAGGATAAAAAATGGCAGAGAACATAAAAAAAGATGTGAGTTTAGTTGGTAGAGATTTCGGTGAGATTCGTAAGAATCTTATTGACTTTACAAAAAACTATTTCCCACAAACCTATAATGATTTTAACGAGTCATCTCCTGGTATGATGTTTATGGAAATGGCATCATATGTAGGTGATGTACTTTCATACTATACTGATGTTCAGTTAAGAGAATCGGTACTTGAAGAAGCTCAAGAAAAATCTAATGTATTTACAATAGCACAAGCGTTTGGTTATAAGCCGAAATTATATGTTCCTGCTACTACAACTCTAACTGTATACCAAATACTACCCGCACAAGGTAGTGGTGATAATGTACGACCTAATTGGGATTACGCTCTAACCTTAAAAGAAGGTATGGTCGTAGGTTCTTCTACCAATTCAGATGTAGAGTTCTCGACTATAAACAAAGTAAGATTTGGATTTTCATCATCGTTTGACCCTACTGAAGTTTCCGTATATCAGGTAGATGAAAACACAAATGAGCCAGTCTACTACTTGTTAAAAAAGTATGTAAAAGCTGTTAGTGGGAAAGAAAAATCAGTTCAATATGAATTTGAATCTCCAAAACCATATGATAAAATAAGATTATCTGATGATGATGGTTTAATCGATGTAATCCAAATTATGGATGATGATGGTGATGAGTGGACTAAAGTAGATTATCTTGCACAAGATACTGTATTTGAAGAATTACCAAATACAACCGATTACTCAATAGCAATGTCCGCATATGCAAATGAAACACCTTCTCTATTAAAACTAAAAAGAGTCCCTAAGCGATTTGTAACTCGTATAACCGATGAGGGAGAAATTGATATTCAATTTGGTAGTGGTGTTTCATCTAATGCAGATGAAGAAATCCTACCTAATCCAGATAATGTAGGGTCTGCATTATACCCATCGAGTGGTGACTTAGACCAAGGTATCGACCCATCAAACTTTATGTATGTTAAGACATATGGAGTTGCTCCTTCAAACACCACACTAACTGTTACTTATCGAGTTGGAAATGGTGTAGTGGATAACGTACCTTCTTCAGACCTTACCAACATTATAGAACGAGTTATCGAAACTGATGAAACCGCATTGATTAGTGATACATTTAATGTTGTTAAAAATTCAGTAGCAGTAACTAATGAAGTTGCCGCAGGTGGTGGTGCTTACGAAGAAGAACTTGAAGAAGTTCGTAATAACGCAATAGCATATTTTAGAGCACAAAATCGAGCAGTAACTAAAGAAGATTATTTGTTAAGAGCATACGCACTACCACCTCAATTTGGTTCGGTAGCAAAAGCATATGCTGCTCCTGATTTTCAAATTAATACACTATTGGATGATGGCCCAGACCCAATCCCCAACCCATTAGCAATTAACTTCTATACATTGGGGTATGATTCTAATAAAAAGTTGACTCAACTTAATCCTGCTACAAAACAAAATTTACAAAACTACTTATCGTATTACCGTATATTGACTGATGCTGTAAACATCAAGAATGCATACATTGTAAACATTGGTATTGATTTCGAGATTATAGTTCTTCCAAATTATAACTCAAATGAGGTATTGTTAAAATGTATTGACGCATTGAAAAAATACTTTAATACCGATAGAATGGGTATCAATAAGCCAATCGTATTGACTGACATTTACGTTCTATTAGATGGTATCGATGGTGTTCAAAGTGTAGTAAGACCTGACACCGATGGTAATGGTGGGTTGCAAATTGTAAATAAGTACGATGGAAGCTACTCATCAAATAAATACAACATTAAGAATGCGACTCGTGATGGAATCGTATACCCACCAAAAGACCCAACTTGTTTTGAGGTGAAGTATCCAGATGTAGATATCAAAGGTAGAGTAGTATCATTATTTTAAGAGGTAGAAAATGATTTATAGAATATATCCAACTAAAGACACAACCCTATACGAAGACACATCTCGTAAAACTCAGAATGTGGGTAAGGATGAGATTCTCGAAATCGGTAAGTTTTACGACACCGACAATACCTCTTTATTGGGTAATAGTAGAGCACTTGTTGAGTTTGATTTATCATCAATTTCATCCTCAATCGTAAGTGGTGATATAACATCACCTCAATACAGATTACGAATGGAGAATGTTGAAAGTCGTGAGATACAATCATCATATGACTTATATGTATTCCCAATCAAGGAATCGTGGACCGAAGGTATGGGTTCTGAATCGGATACACCACATAACATATTAGATTCATCTTGGGTTAGTAGGAGTCTTGATTCAATATGGGATACTGTAAATTCAACAGTTGATAAACCAATTTCTGCAGAACGTATTCCATCTTTAGAAGTATACTATAACTTTGCTGCAAATGTTGGTGGGTTTGAGTTGGTAGAACCTATTAAAGGTACTTCTGGCGAATCACCCACTCTTCAAATTAGTGATGGTAAGATGATATTATCATCATCGAATTATGGTGGTGGTACTGCAAACTTATCAGCATCATTATCATCGGATGAAATATATACAATCTCCTTTGATTTTAATAAAAACACATTATCAGGAGTTGATTTCAGAGTATATAAGCCGGATGGTTCATATTTAGATAATAGTGAACTTACAAATTATACTGATACTCTGATAACAGCCGGAACATACGAAATGTCATTCACAGCAAGTGAGTCGGGAATATATAAAACTCAATTTACTTTCTTTGATAATAATGGTTCTGATGGTTCTGCTGGCTCCATTGATAATTTCTATATATATTCTCAGGTAGACGGTGATGTATTAATATTTGACCAATTTAATATAGATGGGCCCGCTCCATCGACATATTTTCTTAATCAACATATTAAGGATGTTAATTTAGGATTACAAACAATATCCGTTTCTGATTTTGGATTACAAATGTCAGCATCGGATTTTAGTGGTGCTACAATAAACCGACCATATTCATTACAAGAGAATGTATCATATACTGCTAGTTTTAATATTGATATTGGTAATCTACCAACTGAATATGCAGATGGGTCGCCACTTGGTATCGAATTTACTATACAAGAGCCAGATGGTCGTTTATTAGATTCCTCTGAGATTATTGATTACGAAGCAAACATAACATCATCAAAATCTTCTGAAGTTAGGTTTACATCGAGGCAGGATGGTGAATATATATTCCGATGGTCCTTCTTTGGTAGTGGTAGTGGTGAGTATAGCGCATCACTTGATAATTTCAAACTACAATCAAGCGATGTTGACACAACGGGTTCGTTATACAATGATATTTACTATGACGCACATTGGATTACAAATGAGGGTGGTGGTACTTGGTATACTTCATCATTCCATAGTGGGTCACATTACAAACAATCGTTTGATAAGTACACTTCTAACTTAGATGTTGAGGTAACTGACTATGTTGATGAGTGGTTGGATGGTACACGTTCTAATAATGGTTTAATTATAAAGAAATCAAAAGCAGATGAACAATCAACTAAGAAGTTTGGTTCAATCAAATTCTTCTCTTCAGATACTAATACAATCTACCCACCAGTTCTTGAAGTTCGTTGGGATGACACTGCATTTGAAACTGGGTCATTAGAAGCACTTAATACCAATGATATGATTGTGTATGTTAAGAATCTATCGACTGAATATAAAGAAACTTCTAAAACAAAGATTCGAGTTTATGGTAGAGAGAGATTCCCAGCAAGAACATTCTCTTCAACATCAAACTACACATTGGTAAAATACCTACCAACTACCTCGTATTACTCGGTAGTTGATGCTGAAACGGAACAAGTAATTATTCCGTTCGATACTAATTATACTAAGGTAGGTTGTGATTCTGAAGGTAACTATTTTAACTTTTGGTTCAATGGGTTACAGCCTGAGAGATTCTATAAGTTTGTATTTAGAGTTGACCAAAATGGAACAACTAAATACTTTGATGATAACTTCTACTTTAAGGTGGTTAGATAATGGCAGAAAGAGAAATCAAAAGAAACAGTAGAGGTCAGATTGTATCATATGAAATATATGGTGCTTTAGACTCATCCATACCATCTGATTCATATGGTAAAGCTAGCTTCGATAAAAAAATTAGTGGTAATCGTTTTGCTACGATGGTTACTAAATATGATGCTGACTCATTTGATAGTTACATTGACACTACTATTTCTGATGAATTGATATCAACGGATAAGGAAGTGTCCGCTTCACCTCTATTGGGATTTATCGCAGATATCCAAATAGCATCTGGTCCTCAAGACCCATCTGGTAATTAATAAAGGTAGATTATGTCATTTGATAGGTTCGTAAATAAAGATGTCGTTAGTGGATTCACACCCGTATTTGGTAAAACCATTGATGATTCTAACATAATAAAAAAAGAACAACCCCTTACAGATGGTGATGTTACTGGTAAGTTTGATACAAACCTCGGACTTGAGTTTACACCTAATAAGGAAGTACATATCTACGCGGATTCCAATCTTATAAAATCATCGTATGGAAATTTTATAGATAATGAAAAGAAAAACTCATTACCAATTGTATACACCACTCCTGAATTAGACCTAAGAAAAAATGGTATAGAGCAGGGTGCTTATTCCATATTATACAACTTCCATCATAATATAATATCTAATCTAAAGATATTAAATATATCAGCAGACCGTACTGAGATTAAATTAACATATGCAGGTGGTGGTAGGACTATTGGGGCTCTACCAACACTCCGTGAAGCGTTTCAAGATTTTGGAATAAACTCATTTGACACCGCTGGTAATAAAAAGGAGTTTGTACTAAACTTCAAAGAAAATAATATATACGATGTATTAAATATGAGATTTGAAGGGCCACGTGCTGGTCTTGTTAATACAGCACTACCATATCCAAGTGAGCAAACACTTTCAAATGGTAGTCTTAAAACATTGTGGTATGTTCCATTTGACAATACACTTGAAGCTATCGGAACCTGGCGTACTATGATTCAAATTGAAGAAAATGGTGATTTAACTGGTAATTTCAAAAAGTATAGATTAGTACGAGGTTCGGATGGATTACTCGAATGGCAGGGTGGTAATTTATTGACCAGAGTACCAACTGAGTTGGATAAAGCTGAACCATTGTTACAAGATGCATTAGACAATGGTAATACTGTCACAGTTGGTAATAACCCAACTAATAAGGTATTACGATATGATAGATTTGATAATAGTTTTACATCAATCGAGAGTGTCATTGTAAAATTAGATAGACCTCTTGATGAATCTATTGTGATTAACAACCTATGTGATGTGGATGCTCGTATTATGAAGTCTTGGGTTGAGAAAATCATCGCATTCCCAAGTATTCAAAACCAAGATAGACCAGACTTTTCAGAACCAGACTTCTCTATGGATATGTCGGATATGAAAGGGGCAGATGGTGTAGATTGGCAGAATTGGAATTCACTATTAGATACCGATGCAACCACATCTCAAAGACTCATCAATAAATACTTTAGTGGTTCATTAGGAAACGTGAAGTTAAATATAGATTATTCTGATTTTTCAAAATTCGTACACTTCTCATCCGCTACAGAACGAATTGATAATTTCAAGTACAAGTTACAACAAATAGAAGCATATAACTCACGAATTAATTTACTCGAATCTATAAGTGGGTCTGAAGCTTTAACAAACATATCTCAGTCACTAACCCGTAGAGACACTCTTATTGGTGGATTTGATGATTTTGAGAATTACTTATACTACAACGATAATTCAAACCCATATACACATTGGTCTGGGTCTTCTAATATAATAGAACCATATCCAAAAGTATCAACATTCCCACATATATTATACGATGTGACATCATCACAAGGTGAGGCTTGGTACAATGGTGTTTATGCGTCTGCATCTTTATACGATTCGTTTAATGACGCAAGACTCCGTAATATGATTCCAATCCATCTTCAAGAGGATGAGAGAAATTTGGAATACATTACGTTTGTTGATATGATTGGCCAACACTTTGACATACAATGGACATACATTAAATCTTTGACCGATATCAACAAACGTGAAGAACACCCACACGATGGTATGGCAGATGACCTTTTGAAGTCGGTTGCTGAATCATTGGGTTGGAAGTTATCTAACGGATACTCTGATGTTTCTCTTTGGAAATATGCGTTGGGTGTTGAGTCTGACGGTACGTTATATCAAACAGGCTCGCTACAATCTAAATCGAGAGATGAGATTACAAAAGAAACTTGGAGAAGGATTGTAAATACAATTCCTATGCTGTATAAAACAAAGGGGTCTGCTCGTTCAATCAAAGCAATCCTTGCAACATATGGTATTCCACAAGCATTCTTGAAGATTCGTGAGTGGGGTGGGCCTACAATTTCTACTCGTAAGAATGTTTACGAGCACGAGAGATTTGTATATAAATTACAGGCATCTCCATCAAAGTATATCTCAAATCCGTGGGATGATATTCAGTCCGATAGACCAAATTCGATTGAGGTTATTGGTAAGATGCCTAAAGGGAACTATCACATACTAAGAGTAACCAATAACTCCGACAACATAGATTATTTTTGGGACTATCAAGATAATGAGACTGTAAGAATCAGACTATCGGTAAATGGTACTGACATTATATCTTCATCTTATGTTCCATACAAAGAACGTAAAGAAGTTGCAATGGTGTTAACCTCGGCTAGTATTGATATTCAAGCTGCTTGGGTAGATTCTTGGGGAGAGGTATTAGCTAATCCAACTGCAAGTTTTAGTGGTAATAATTCTACATTTGATAGTGTGTGGTCTTCGAATGGTGTTGTACAAGTGCCAGGTCCAACAACTGACCTCAACGTAAACTCATATGAAACTGCAAGTATTCAAGAGGTTAGATATTTCCGTGACCCAATTACAAACGAGATAACTCAAGAACACGCACGAAATAGAGAGGCGTATTTTAGTGATGATAATACAACCGATTTGGATATAGACACTTCATTTGATAAGTTGATGTATCGTATATTTCCAGATAGTGACTTCACCACAAACTCATCATCAATTTTATCGGTTCACCCAAATCAAAAATTCACTTCATCTGATAGTGGGTTAGTGTTATCAGCATCATTAGTTAATATGAAACCTTTGGATTTGGTAGGTGAGGTAGACACTCAATTTGTAACAGTACCATCTATGGGGGCTCTTAATTTAATGAATAACAAAGTTCGTATAGAGTCAGCATCACTAAATGGTGTATTAAGTCCTGATAAATCAAACGAGTTATCACAATACGATTATGCCCCAGTCGACTCAAATCTATTGGGTACATACTTCACAACAACCGATACTGTAAACTTTGATATCTACAACTCGGAAGGTTACTTCGAAGCAGATGATTGGGTGGGTGACCCTGACAAAAGATACAACGAAGATTATCCATTACTAAAGTATAGAGCAAAGAATTACTTCCAAAAGTATACAACTGGTACTGCTTTGGATTTAATTATGGATATGTTGTCTCGTTATGATATGTCTGTATTTGACCAAATTAGACAACTCTTACCAGCCCGTGTAGATTGGCATAAGGGTATACTAATTGAACCACACGTTTTTGAAAGAAACAAGTATCAAAGGGAACGTGGTATTGTAATATCAAGACATCATTATGATGGTAGTATTAATGTTGGAGCAAATGTAATTACTGCAAGTAGACACGATTATGATGTATCATCAATCGATTTGTATGATTACAATTCATCTACATACAAATATCAGATTGCAGTATTAAGTGGTAGCACATACGAAAATCAAACAAATGGGTATTGGGAATATTCTCCAACTGGGTCTACTGTACTTAATGCAAGGCCATCGAAACATCACCAAGACATCGAGTATTTCTATTCTACCGCAGAGTCGGCTAGTTTGAAACTACCAAGCTCTTCATCTTACAAATACGCTGAAGTACAAGACACTCGATTACCATTATCAATAGAAAATTTATATTACAATGGTTGTAGAATATCAAGCGACTCATTAACAACAAACTCGGATGATACTCCAGATGGTGGGCCTGTTGTTGAAATAACGGAAGTGAATCCTAACGTATTGGTATTCTCTGGTAGAGAGGGTGAATCACTTGGTACTGAGCAAACTATCAAACAAACTTCAGTTAGAACTATGCCTGTGAATGAATTGGTATCAGTTCGTAAAAGTGAGGAACGTGAAGTCAAACCAACCCCATCAGTTGCACTTGAAACTGATACTTTGAAACCATTAACATTTATTCCACGGAATAGTAAACCAAAAACTAATATTAGACCAAATCGAACACAAAGTTTATTAAAATCCTTATTAAATCGATTTAGGTAGTTAAAAAGTTAAAAAACCATATTTATATACATAAAGAGGAAACACTATGGGATTTTTAGATAATTCATCGGTAACAGTAGACGCAATTCTTACCAAGAAGGGTAGGGAGTTGTTAGCACAAGGTCGTGACAAGTTTCAAATCACTCAATTTGCATTGGCAGATGATGAGGTTGATTATGAACTTTGGAATCCAGCACACTCGTTGGGTTCAGACTATTATGGTATCATCATTGAAAATATGCCTGTGATTGAAGCAATCACGGATGAAAACTACGCAATGAAATACAAATTGCTGACACTACCTAAATCAACTACACGATTACCTTATATTTCAGTATCACCATCATCGATAACATTAGATGAAGGTGTGAATAATACTGTAATTTCAGTAACCACTAAAAATGGTGGTAATGAAAACTTAGGTTACACTGCAATTTTGTTGAACAAAGATGCGGGTAATATAACTGGTAATGCTGGAGTTCCTGGTAACGTAACACCTATTATAAGTGTGGGTTCATACAATACCAACCAATCACAAACAGTTGTTGGTAAGAACCAATTCACATTCCAATCGGTTGCAAATCTACCAAATGATACTGTAATTTCAACTCGTATCATTATTATTGGTAACGAGACTGGTGGTAGAACTGAAATTGATGTAACCGTGAATCCCGTATCAGACTCACAAGTAGTCGTAGTGTCAACCCCAATCGCATAACGTAAAGGAATAATAAGATGGCAGTAGAAAGTATAGGTAGTAATGGTGGTACTGGTGGCGGCACCTTTTCAAGTGGAAACACTGGTGGAACAACTGGTGGAACAAGTGCTGGTAACTCTACAATTTTAGGTGAATTGAGTGGTCCTGCATCACTAAACGATATCGTAGCACAAGATGTTACAAATGATTCAACTCCCGTAATCCCAGCAGGTGCATATGATTATGGTAGTGGTAAAGTATATACCGCATTTACTGTCGAAGATATTGTAGAAGGTAATACACAAAGAGTAACTCGTGGGTTATGGAGTGGTAATGTTGGTGAACTAACTACACTCTGGACGTCATCATATCAGTCTTCAACTCAAAAACAATATTACTACGAGATTTACAATGGAGACCCAACTGACTCTACTAAAGAAGCTCAGTTCTCAATCGCATATGGTCACTACGCTGGTAGTGGTTCTTCATCAGATGGTTCTAATGAAGATTCACCATCAAACGCAATGTACTCTCAATTCCAACAAATTCTCCTTCCTGCATCTCAAACAACATTTAACTTTGGTGGTGTAACTCAAGATGATGTTTATGTCGTGTCTCTAAATCGTGCTCGTATCAAAGATAAGTTAGACCCAGGTAATTGGGAACTTGTATTATCTGGTTCAAATGGTGAAACACTTCGTTTGATTGATGATAGTGGTGATGTTAACCAATTGGGTAACTCGAATCAAAATAAATACAATATTGTATCAGGGTCGTTGACTAATGGTATCCACAATGAAACCGAAATCTTTGGTGAAGTATACCCTCAATTTGGTGTAATGGTCTTGGGTGCTGCTGCACTTGACGCATCTGCATCTCTTGGAACAAATAGAGCAAGTGATACCGATGCAAGAAACCACGGATTGTTGTTCACGGCTATTAGTGGTGCAGCTGCTGCTAACTCTGATAATGGATTCCAAGCAAGAAGTGAGGAAGAAGTAAAATCAACATTCTTCTTTGTTAGAGCTAAGAACGCAGAATACAACTTCTCAAACAACCCATCTTATGTTACAGGTTCAAATGGTAAGTTAAAACAACAAACATTCGTAGGTGACCCTAAGTCATATATTACTACGGTAGGATTGTACAATAACGATAATGAACTTTTAGCAATTGCTAAGTTGTCTAAACCTTTGTTGAAATCATTCTCAAATGAGATTTTGATTAAGGTTAAGCTTGACTTCTAAAGATGAGACCAAATGGGAATAGTATTCAAAAAAATCTTCAATGGTGGTGTTCAGTCACGACCATTCAAAGCTCATAAACGATATGAGGTTACGAATGTAAACCATTCATCATCGTTTGAGATTTCTATTCTTAGAGGTATTTCAGATAATGGTATTTTAACAGAAGTATCAACCTCAGTTTCAAATGAGATTGGCGTTGATACTTTTTTGACTTCATCTGGTGGAGTGACTGATGAGTTAAATCGAATTCCACAAACAATTATTTGGAATTCAATAAATTCTACATTCTTCAAAAGAAGAAGTGATGTTCACTTATATGATACCGCATCGGTAGTTTCGATACCCCAAAACAAATTTGGAAACGGTATTAAACCAAAATCAGTATTTGTTAGCGACAACTCCGATTATCCAAATTCAACAATCTATTTGTCAGACCAAAAAGTTACTGATGAATATGGTATTCTTATCGCAAATGAATTAACATCATCATCATATATTAAATCATCGGATAATGTATTATCACTCCTATTAGATGGTGAGTTCAAAGATTATTCTGGATATGATAATCGGTTAATTGAAGATACATACACCTTTGAAGAATCAAATGCAAACTTAGGTAAAGTTGTATCTTTAACCAATCAAACTCAAAGTATTAGAGTTAGACATAGTTCAAACTTTAATATGTTAAATAAGAATGATGATTGGGCAGTTTCATTTTGGGCAAGTATTCCAGAGCAAGGAGTTACTGGTAGAAACATATTTAATTTAGTTCAAAAAAGAAATGCACTAACATACATCGATGATGCTGGTGTGGAACGAGTTAAGTCTGATGGTACAGGTGAATACCCATTTGATTTATCATTCTACTCAGAAGAACACCCAACACTCGCAGGGCAAGTTTTCCTAAAAGCATCTGATGGTAAATTTGTTGTGGATATCTCATCATCAGCATCTTACAATGATGGCCAGTTCCACCACTATGTTATAAACAAGAGTGGAAGTAATATTGGATTATATATTGATGGAAACGAATCGACTTCCTCACTATATGAATTCAATGGGAATACTAACAATAATAGAGACATCCTAATTGGTAGTCGTAATGTTGAGAATACTGAAACAAACTTTAGTGGGTCTATCGGTCAATTAAGAATTCATAGAACTGCGCTAACCGACTCTGAGATAACATCACTTGCTGATAATTCACCAAGTGGTTCAGCTCTTCAAAAGAAAGAAGTTGGGTATGTGTTCTATAAACAAGGTATGGTTATAGTTACTGACCCTCGACCACGATACCAAAACATTTTCTTAGGTGATGGTAATTGGGAATACACAAACAAAGATTATCAGTTAGACTATCGTGCTACTAAACAAGTAGAAGAGGTATCAATACTTTGTGAAATCAAACGAAATGAATATAATGTCTCATCAAATGCATCATTACGAGTTGGTGGTACTGATGAAGATAATAGATTAATACCTATGGTTACGGGGTCTGATTTTAGACCATACATTACACAAGTTGGATTATACAACGACACTGGAGACCTTCTTGCTGTTGCTAAGTTAGGGTCACCTCTCAAGAAAAGACAAGATGTTGATGTAACCATAAATGTGAAATTCGATATAGACTAATATGGCAAAAGGAAATTGGAGTCACATCCAAAAACAAAAAGGTCACAAGTCTGGCCTTGAGACTCGTATAGATGAGCAACTCAAATCACAAGGTATTGATGGTGAATATGAACAACACGAGGTAAAGTATACTATACCCGCTACCCACCATACTTACAAGCCAGACTTCAAACTACCAAACGGAATCTACATTGAATCCAAAGGTTGGTTCTTACCTGAAGATAGAAAGAAGCATTTATTAATTAAGGAACAAAATCCCGATATGGATTTACGATTTGTTCTTCAGTCACCAAATGGTAAAATCTATAAAGGTTCTAAGACCACTTACGCACAATGGTGTGAGAAGTATGGATTCAAATGGGCAAAGAAAGAAATACCACAAGAGTGGATTGATG